GAGGCAGGCAAATGTAAGTTTGATCTTAGATAAGATGTCGTTTATGGCTGATGCTAACAACAAAGAAAATGATACATATAATAAGGAAGAAACTCGTTCAGATGTTAAGGACGCAGTGAAGTATGCAATGAAGAAAAGTCATCCAGATAATGGTGGCAGTGCAGATGATTTTAGAAAATTTAGAGAGCTTTATGAAGAAATGGAAGGTAAGTAAATGCTAAAGATCGGAGATAGAGTTTATATTTATAGAATGAAGCCAGCGGCTAAAGGAGGTTTGGTTAAAAATAACGACAAAGGTACAATTACTCGCATCGGAACAGATGAGATTGGTCGCAGATATGGGTATAGATATATGACCGTTAAATTTGACAAACCAGTAAATACCTCTAATCGTGATATTTACTCTTTAGAATTTTTTGAAAACAAGGATGATCGTAAGATAGGTAGAATACGAGATATTGGATTCTTACTATATGGTAGAAAATGTGAGGAATAAGACTCATGAGTAAACAAGAATCATTGAAGTTTTTGCAAGGTTTGATTGACGAAGTAGAAAATTGGACAAAAGAAGATATTGAGCGAGGTCGGAAGTTGATGGAGAAAATATATAAAGAAGAACCAAAAGAAGTTGAAAATAGTGATGGGTATTGGGAATTTATAATGCCAGATGGTAAGGTAGTGAAGTAGATATGGCTAAGAAACAAAATAAAAATTTTAAAATATTTGGTGTGTTTTTGGAATATAAAAATATTCTGCTCAAATAGTTTTTGAGTACGCCAAAAGTGAGGTTTGTTATAGCACTCACTAAAATCTATGTTATTTTGTCGGATTTATGTTATTTGTGGGTTTGGCAACTATAAAAAATAACAGAACTAAAGGAATTTAAACAAAAAAAATGAAAACAAGACAAGAACGTAAACAGGAAATAAAACGATTCTTTGATCAGCTGAGTCCCAGTGAATTGGACAGGCTGTTAGAAAGAAATGGAATTAATGACAAAGAGTCTGATGAGGCTCTTGCATATAGAATTATTAAAGAAGAAATTGAGAAAGGAGAGATATAATGAACAACTTCTTATATATTGAATCACGGGAAGAAGAGAATACATCCCTCGATTCTAAACGTGTTTTATTGAATGAAGAAAATTACAAACATATTATTTCATCATTAGATCATTATCCACCGACGGCAGACGAAGTTAAGAAAGCAATTTGTATTTTGACGGGACGATTGATCTACAGAAGCGTTTGGAATATGGAATCTGATATTGATAGTTTAAATATGAGTTTATCACCGCCAAAAGAAATGACGGTTGCAGAAATTGAAAAGGAACTTGGTTATAAAGTTAAGATTGTAAAGGAGAAATAATGCCAATGGCAAAAAAGAAACAAGGAATGTC